ACGAATTTGCAAGGTAATTGGTAATGTAGATGATACCCTACCAAAGAAAATATAAATCTTTGTTGCAAATATACCCTCTGAAGATCCTGCCGAAACAGTAAATGTTTGTGTTAATGGATCATTGTCATCTCGTGCTCCTGAGTCATCGCCAGAACGACCATCATTAAGATCTCGACTTGTCACAGAAGTCAAAGTTCTTTCTTCCGTTACAGTGTCTTTTGATAACTGAGGGAGATTGATAAACGACATTCCTCGTGTAGACAAACTTAAAGGAATGCTTGTAAAATCCCCATGTGCTGATGTTGTAAGCAAGGAAGATTGTGTCTGAGTATTCGCGACATCTTTAAATTGGAATCGTTTTGTTCCAATTCTAAATTTTAACCTGTCATCATTTGGAATTCTGAAATTTGCATACAGCGTTCCAGTGCTGTCAGTTACAAGAGCATCTCCTTCGGAACCAGTATTTGCAAATGCACTATCCGCAGGTGTGACATATTCCATAACCAATTCATCATCAAAGTATGGATACACACGTGTTGATGGTTTCATTCGGAATGCAGAAACTTGGACATTACGAGATCTCATATAATCTCGAACTGCAACATTCTGTACAAAGTTTCCATCTGAGAACATTTCACCAGAAGGACTTAACTGTGTTTGAATTCCTTGTCGAATTTGTTCTGATTGAGTTGTTGTTCTTATGCGGTTGCCACGTTCTTCACTATTAACCTCTCGCGAGAGAGTATTCCAATTGCCCCAATCAATTCCAGTGACTCCAGTTGCTTGCGCGATTTCTTCGAATGCTTGATACATGCCATCAAAGTCAACTTGGATATCTGGCAACTCAGTAATGTCTGGTGTATTGTCCATTGAAGGGTTCAATACTATTTCACCTTTCCAATTAAATGTCAACTCTTGCACAGGATTTCTGAGTTTAGATGCGAATTTTTGGTTGATAAACTCACTGTGAGTATATTGCAAAGAAACTATATTTCCTTTTTGTGTCAAATTAGTTGACGACAAACTGACATCTTTCGAGAGAGATACATCTCGTCTTACATAGGAAGGACGCAATTCTGAACGGTCTCGATCAATCGCAGCTCTGTATCCAACTTGAGAAGTATCCGCACGATTATGTCCATCAAAGTTGTCTACAAGGAAACCATTCTTAAATCGATCAATACCAGTGGTACCAAAGATTTGTTTATTTTTTGCAGAAGCTTCTAACGCATTGAGTGATGCATAGTATTCAAGATTTTTAATACGACTTTCAACTGCTCTCAAATCTTTCATCGTATATCGACGATTGTTATCAAGAGTCAATTTCACTGCATAATCTTGTCTCTTATTTTGTTTTGCAACTTGCGGTGACAATGATGGATAAACAGGAATGTCTAGTGTTGCAAGAGACATTGATTCTGCTCTTTCAATAGGAGCCCTTGGAGTAATAGAAGGTACTCCTTTAATGACTTCAACATTGCCTTCTTTCGTGAGAACAATGCGGTCTTTACGTGGTAAGTAAAACTGAACATCACATTGAAAGTTTTCATCTGGGGTAGGACAGTATGCACCATCAGAAGAAATATTAAATGTAGTAGACGCAGTTGGATTCGTCGGTGCTGATGCTACTGTTCCAGTTGAAGATGGTGTCACAGTGCTTGCTTTAATTGGACGGAAATCTACTGAGTTTCTTAAATCAAAGGTTTTACCTGATGTAGGAGATACGAATATTGGGATCTCTTCAGTTTTAATTGTAGAAGATGTAATCGATGCGTCATTGATAGGATAAGAATCCACCGATAAGAATCCAATACCGTTAGTTTCGTCTCTTCCAAAATAATTAAACTTAACAAGAATGCCGACATCGGTCAAATCTAAACTTGAATTATCCTTCAACTTTAAATATGAAGTATCGTAGAATGAATCTTTTTGTCCTGTGACTAACTCAAATTCTGATAACTGATCTGTATCTGAAGTTGCAACTGTTGTAGCTCCACCCACATGAACCGCAGTTATCTTAAAGGCATCTGATACTCCAAGAGGATAAGGTCCAAATTTACCCGCTGAATGAGTAGTAGTATTAATATGAACATACTTATCTTTGTTAACAACTTTATCGGTTTGAACAGCATTCGACCGCAAAACATCAAAATAGACAGACGCAGATACAGACGATACTGTGTTTGCAATTGGAGTAAGAGTTACAGTGTGTGTAGTAGAATCTGCTGTTGTCACTATTAAATTAGCACTATTGAACACTCGACCAGATGGATAGGAAGTTCGATGCGGTGCGTCGATTCCTGTCAAAGTAACACCGAGCGCACTTGTTAATTCTAACACTGTATCACTTGTAATTGAGGCAATAATTCCAGTATATACATCAGTACCATCAGTAATTTTAATCATTTCACCCACTTCATAGTCAACCGTAAATTGACAATCTGAATCACCAGTGACAGTTGTGCCAGAAACATCAGTGATGTCTCCGGGATGCTTATTACTATCAATATCACTCTTGCTCACAACAAAAATGTTACGACGATCTGAAAGGGTCAATCCTACTTCTGAAGCATCATTCATAGTTTCTGCACCACCAGTATGTGCTGTATTTGCTGAAACTGTTGCAACTCCATTTGTGAATGCGACGGTTCTTTCTGATGAAAATACAAATTCGGTGTCTACTGCATTAAGTGCATCTTTTAGTGTTTTTGTTCCTGTTTGAGTGAACGGGAATACAAGAGTATTTTTACCAGATTCTTTTAGAGAGGCATTGCCACTTACCAGAACAAGATCCGCACAACTATTAGGTCCGGTTGAATTGGTAATGTGTATTCCTCGGGCATCAGTAAATTTTTTGTTGGCATCCATTTGAATATCGAAAATATACAAACGAACCTGACCACCAACAGTTCCTGTTGCACCAGACTCATATTGAATACCACGAATTCTTGCAGTCCCAATCTCATTTCCTTGTGCGACTCTATCACCATATTCTTTACTAGTAACACCGTTTTGAACTGCATCGCGGATAGAGACTTCACGGAGTCCTTGGAAGTCCCAAGTGCCAACAAGCTCTTTTGCGAACACATAGTTACCGATTGCTTGTCCAATGGTTCGTGCGTCTTTAGTTTCAAAATCTGTTGCTTTATCTACATCTTTAAATCTAGGAGCATGGAGTGAAATTCTGTTTCCACTCACATAACCAGTACCCTTTTCTATCTCTGCAATTAATTTGTTTGAGTCTCCTCCACCATCAGCATTATATCTTCCATAATTTGTAGGAGTCCGCAAATGTTCGCGAATCCGAATGTTAAAGGGATCGGTTGCATAGTTGCCATTAGTTTCATATTGTCTTTGTGCAATATACTGTGCAATATCAGAATATACTGTGTCTGTAAATTTTTGTGTTACAACACCTTCTCGTACTTCAGCAATAGTAAAGAAAGTAGTAGTATTTGCTGTATTGATGGGACGAGAAGTTAATGTGGGAGAAAGTTTGAGTCGCGACGCACCCGGAGCGGCAAAGTTTGTAGTGCCTGTCGCATTATCTAATAATGAAGAATCAATATTGGAATCAACGGTTGTTTCTGTTGTTTCAAACCCAACCTTTTTGTTTGCTCTAGTTGAATACTTTTCAAAAACATGAGATTGAGGTGCGACACGAATAAAATGACCTTTATGGTAAATAATCCCGTCACTAACTGTTGCTCGCAATCCTTTGCCCACTGCATCGTCAACAATAGTATTTGATGCAACTAAAAATCCATTATCAGAACGTCGACGGACAACCAATACTTCATTGTTACCAAATGCCTTAACAGTATTGTTTGAACCAGAATTAGTGTACTTGACAAATAAAGATAGGTAGTTGGGTGCCGCTGCTTCTGATCCTTCTTGTGCATCAATCAATTGTGCAGTCATTCCAGTGGTCTCACCTGTAACGACTGCGTTCGCAACAACTCCGTTCTCAAAAAAACTTGTAAGCAAAACGGTTGCGTTGTTTGCATTTTTATCCCTTAATTTTACATAATCAATTTGTTCTGATTTAAAACCGACACCAGAGACAACCGTACCATCAACAAGAATTTCATTTGCAAATCGTTCAATTTGATTTTGGAGAATACTTTGAAGTTGAGTCAGTTCTCTTGCTTGCACCGCAAAACCGGGTCTAAAAAGCACTCGATGAAAATTTTTATTTTCATTGAAATCGTCGAAAAATGGACTTTGGTTAAAATTGGTTTCGATTGTCATTTATACTACCTTTAAAAATCCAACTCGATCTTGATATCTTCTGTTTGATCAGGATCTCGTGTAACTGCTTGTATATTTTCGATGTACATAATTTCACCAGAAAATGTGTTTGCTTCTGGTCCTTTAATTGCTTCAATAGTTGCGATTTCAGATTCACTAGTACTTCTTAAAATCACATCGTCTTTCGTAAAAGGAGGGTTATAAGGACCATATCCTTCTACATTATTTATATAAACTGTATAGAAGGATGGATCATTAACAGTCTCATCTTCTCGCACATAAACTATATTTCCATTCGCTGCTTTGACTGCATTCGATAATGCTTTGTTTGCCCTAACAATAGGATTTGTATCCGTTACAAATTGAAGTGTTCCAAGTTCTGCTCGCTCTTTAAGTCGTTTATTTGTAATAATTTCACGAGGGTATACAGGATTTATTGGAAGATTAGTTGCTTGGTTCATCTGATTATATGATATTTGCAATCTCGTAGTAAATCTAAGAGAGTTTGGACTGTTAGATGTATTTGCAATACTTTCGAGTGTGACAAAATCATTGTTAGCATCACACTTAAGAACCGGATCTTTCAAAATACTAATTGTTCTAAATTCTGTATTTGAAGGAATGTAACCTGCACCTGTAGACGATGTGCCTTCCTCTCGGCCGAGTTTAACATTTAACAACACTTTATCAGCAGATAGTTCTCTAATTGGATTTGATCCATGACCACCAACTGGTGATATTACAACATTTGCAGTAGCACCAATACCTGAGTTTGCTGTAATAAGACAATCTGCTCTCGTATAACGAGAACCTATTGTAATCATGTTTATGTTAGAAATTGTACCTGAAGCAGATACACGAGTATATGCCTTTGCGCCTATACCATCTCCAATAATTGTTGCTGTTGGTGAAATAATAATTCTTGAATCAGTGTTGGGAGTTGTCGCAAACGCAGTATTCACTGTGATTACCCTTGTAGAAGATGAATAGTCAATAATTCTTCGTAATTGTCCTGCTCCAGTTCCTGAAATAATGTAAACTGAAGATTCCGTGTACTCATTATTATCTGATGATAATTCATCAACGGTATCATTAGAGATTCTAATTGTAAATTTCCCACCAGATGCGACAATTCCATTTTCAACTTCGAGATAACCTGCCCCAGTAGAAACTGTTTCAATAACTTCAATCGAACCATTTACCGCAGCGTTTTGTACTGCGATTTGACGATCTGATTCTACACTACCTTCTGAAGCACTAATTGTTTTAACAGGCATATGCACTGCAGTCAAAAATTTATTTGCTTCTCCAAGAGTAATGCTATACATATATTTCCATGTATACCCATCAGATGTTGTAAATGATGAAGTTGAAAATCCAGTTGGTTTGACTGTAGAAGTGCCACCCTTGTTGTTAAAAAGACACTTGTATACATTGT